ATCATGAGCAATCAGGCGGGGGAGTTGGGTAGGGATGGCGTCTTAAAAATTGACGGGCTGCAAGGCATTCTTTTACCAAACGGCATGCGCGTTAAATACCCGCACTTGCGCAAGGTCACAAATGATGACGGCAAAACGGAGATGGTGTACGATACAAAGAGGGGGAAAGCAACCATACCGAATAGGATATACGGCGGCAAGGTAACAGAGAACGTTTGCCAAGCCCTAGCCCGCATAGCAATCGGTAAGCAAATGCTGATGATAGCCAAGAAGTACAAGGTTGTTATGACGGTGCATGATGCTGTTGCTTGTATCGTGCCGGAGGGAGAAGTTGAAACTGCGCAGGAGTTTGTCGAGTTGTGTATGAAGCTGCGGCCTGAATGGGCACCGGACTTACCGCTTAACTGCGAATCAGGATATGGAAAAAGTTATGGAGAATGTTAATGAGGGTACTGAGCGCAAGTATTAAAAATTTTGAAACCACGATTGTCACATCAGCAGCATTTGATGCACTCGATCCTGTGTCGCAGTTAGATGTACTTAAATGCGTAATTAGCGACCTTCGTACCATTTATAGCGACAAACTAAAAGAACAACGCGTAGTTAAACCAAGTAAACAAAAAGAAATAAGCGCAGCGGCCAAAGAGCGTGCATTAGAAGCACTAAAGTTACGCAATAAAGGCTGGACATATAAAGCTGTCGGTGTAGCTATGTTTGTATCTGCTAACAGGGCAATGCAACTGGTAAGAAAAGCGGAGCGTATTGTCGAACGTGAAAAAAGGTGGAACAAAGAATGATACCAGCATGGTCATACAGTAGCATCAAAACCTTCGATCAATGCCCGAAGAAGTACCATCATTTGCGCATACTTAAGGACTACAAAGATGCGGACTCGACTGCTACGGTCTATGGTAAGGATCTGCACAAAGCGGCAGAGGACTATATTAAAGATGGCACACCTATACCGCCGCAGTTTAGCTTTGTGCAGGAGACTTTACAGGCTCTTAACAAGATAGAAGGCGAGAAGCATTGCGAGATTAAATTAGGTGTAGCTAAGCGCGATGGTAAGTTTGCACCGTGTGACTTCTTTGCCAAGGATGTCTGGTGGAGAGGTATAGCTGACTTGCTCATTGTTAACGAGGAAAAACAAACTGCGTATCTGGTGGACTACAAGACCAGCAAGAACGCGAAGTATGCCGACACCAAACAGCTAGACTTACTGGCGGGTGCAGTCTTTACGCACTACCCTAAGATTATGGAAATTAAGTCCGCACTGTTGTTTGTGGTTAGCAACGAGATGGTTAAGAAGAAGCACGAGTTCATGATGCAAACTTCGTATCTGAATTCAATGGAGCCGGAGTTAACTCGGTTAGAAGCAGCGATAAAAACGAACGTGTGGAACCCGGTGTCCGGCCCACTGTGTAAATTCTGTCCTGTAACTAGTTGCGCACACAATAGGAGGAGCTAATGACTGAAGCCGAAGCACAAGAGTATATCAACAAAGTACTTAAAGACTACCCTGACCTAACTGCGAACGGGTTTAAGTATGAGAATAGATACGCTTTGTACAACCAAGACGATGGGTGGGGTAAAGACCACGGACCCGTTACACCGGAAGGATTTACAGCCGTAGTTGAGTGGTTACTAAACTATGACGCGCTTGACCGTAGGAAAACTATTAATACCAGCACAAGTAGCTACGGATGGAAACACCGAGTAGAGCGTGATGCTAAGCAGTACGTAAGCAACGGAGATTTTATTTGCGGCGCTTTATATTTGAAGTATTCTATGAAACGTATGCCCCGTTCACCTAATGCGTATTTTAATTTGAGGAAGGAAACATCCCATGCCTTACATAAATAAACCCCGCCCATACAAAAAAGAATACGAAGAGTATCAGGGCACACCAGAGCAAATTAAGAAACGCGCCACGCGCAATGCAGCCCGTGCCAAGCTGATGAAAGAAGGCAAAGTCAGTAAGGGTGATGGTAAAGACGTTGCACACACCAAAGCATTATCTAAGGGCGGTAGCAATACAACAGGCTTGAAGGTAGAGAGTGCTGGGGCTAACCGGTCTTTTCTACGTGGCTCTGATCGTAGCTTGAAGTCTGAAGTCAGTAAGCGAGAACGTAAAAAATGATGGACGAGAAGCAACAACCACTGATGGATACGATGTCCGTGGAAGAAGCCCGAATGATCTGGCTAACAATGTTAGGTTCTGATTGGGTGGATGAGGACGTGATTATGGATGCGCCTTATAACTCTCCACTTGATGCCGCCTCTGTTATTTTAGATTACGAAGCTCTACTTGAGTACAACCATCACCAATACAAAATAAAACTTAGATGCAAATCGTAGATAACAAAGTCATCGTCATTAGAACGAGACGCCCGCACTTGATAACGGAGACGATCAAAAAGAGCAAAGTCATCGGTCGGTTGCCGGATGATCTGCACGATGTCGCCGTGCATTATGGGCTTGACGAAACGCAAGCGCTGGCTAAGCTAAACATTAAAAATGTGCCGTCACCCATAACCCGAGACTACGACTGGCCGGGGCAGTTCAAGCCGTTCGAGCACCAGAAGCAAACCGCGTCATTTTTAACCCTGCGCAAACGAGCATTTTGTTTTAATGAGCAAGGTACGGGTAAGACGGCGGCTGTTATCTGGGCGGCTGACTACCTGATGAAACTGGGCTTGGTGCGTCGTGTGCTTATTATCTGCCCACTATCTATTATGAAATCGGCATGGCAGAACGACCTGTTCCGGTTTGCTGTGCACCGTAGCTGTGACATTGCTTATGGTAAGCGTGACCAACGTAGAGCCATAATTAACGGCGATGCTGAGTTTGTCATCATTAACTTTGATGGGTTGGACATCGTCAAGGACGAGGTGGCTAACGGTGGGTTTGACTTGATCGTAGCGGATGAGGCTTCGGCATATAAGAACATGCAGACAGCCCGCTGGAAAACACTGAAGTCTGTACTCACCCCAGAGACTTGGCTGTGGATGTTGACCGGTACGCCCGCTGCACAATCGCCTGTGGATGCTTACGGTATAGCAAAGCTGGTTAATCCAGACGGTGTGCCTAAGTTCTTTGGGCAGTTCCGCGATAAGGTAATGGAGAAGGTAGGCCAGTTCCGTTGGGTGCCACGTCAGAACGCCGAGGTTACTGTGCATAACGCCTTGCAACCAGCAATTCGGTTTGAAAAAGCGCAGTGCTTGGACTTACCAGAAGTAACTTACACGGAACGCGATGCGCCACTTACACCGCAACAAGACAAGTATTACAAAATGCTTAAGCAGCAAATGATGATTAATGCCGGAGGTGAAGAGGTTACGTCTGTCAACGCTGCGGTTAACTTAAATAAACTTTTGCAAATATCGGGCGGTGCTGTCTACGCAGATAACCGAGAGGTTGTGGAGTTTGATGTGTCTAACCGGCTCAAAGTTGTACAGGAAGTTATTGAGGAATCAAGTAACAAGGTGCTGGTCTTCGTGCCATTCACACATACAATTGAGCTACTCATGAGCCACCTTACATCTGCTGGTATTACTTGCGAGATTATAAGCGGCAAGGTTACGGTCAACAGGCGCAACGACGTTATCCAAAGGTTTCAAAATAGTAAAGAGCCACGAGTATTAATTATTCAACCACAGGCAGCATCCCATGGGTTGACATTGACCGCAGCGGATACGATTATCTGGTACGCGCCGGTGACGAGTGTTGAAACTTATCTACAAGCAAACGCACGTATCAATCGCCCCGGTCAAAAAAACGCAATGACTATCGTGCATATTAAGGGTAGTGAAGTAGAAGCAAGGCTTTACCGAATGCTGCGCAACAACATAGCCAACCACACAAAAATAATTGATTTATACAAGCAAGAGCTTAAAGGCGCTTGACAATGTCAAAAGTTGGTGTATAGTTCAGGTATCAGTACGTGAGTGCTGGTGGATGTGGGAGTAGATTTAAATGTTGAAGTGACGACACCCAAGCTGTGTGTGGGGCTAATAACTACAGCGGCGGGGGCTGAGCTAAAACCGTAGGCTTTTTTCATTTACCTATAGGTCTTCCACTCGGTGACCCCGCATTTTTATTGAAGGAGCTACGATGGATGTAAAAGACTACCCCGCAGATCAACTGACGGAAGTGTATATAAAAATACGCGATAAGCGTGATGCGTTGCAGAAGAAGTTTGATGAAGAATATAAAGTGTTGGAAGAACAGTTAGCGCTCATATCAACCGAGATGCTAGAGTTGTGCAAAGAGAATAATGCTGATAGCATCAAAACCCCCGTTGGCACAATCATGCGTAGGGTTGATACCCGGTTCTGGACGAATGATTGGGAATCTATGTATGAGTTTGTAAAAGAAAATGATGCGTATGGTTTGTTCGAGAAACGTATTCACCAGACCAACATGAAGCAGTACCTTGAAGAAAACCCAGACCAGTTACCCAAAGGTCTTATGTCCGATAGCAAATACAAAATTACTGTAAGGAGAAGCAAATGAGCAACGAAGTTTCTATTTTTAAATCCGGTGATGTAGCCCTCTCAGCGAAGAAGAGCCCATCAGCACTGACGCAGTCGCTGATGAAGAAGAAGTCATTGAAGCGCGTTGTGGCTAAGAATGGCATCCTGCGCCGACTGGCTAATGGCGAAGATGTGGGCAAGTTGAAAGCGCCTTTGCGTGTTGTCATTGTTAACGCAGCACCAGATATTTCACGTACGTTCTACGCTAAGACCTACGACCCAAACGCTGAAGCTGCGCCGCCAGACTGCTGGTCGCCTGATGGCCGCAAGCCAGATGTAGGTGTGAAGCAGCCACAAGGTAAAACTTGTGAGACCTGCCCTAAGAACATCGCTGGCTCCGGTCAGGGTAATACTAAGGCATGCCGCTATGGCCGTCGTATCGCACTGGTGCTGCCAGACGATATGGATACTAACGTGGCTGGTGATGTGTATCAGATGCAGTTGTCGGCTAAGTCTATCTTCGGTAAGGGTAACAACCACACCTTCCCGTTCAACGCGTACATAGACTACATCTTTGCCAATGGTAGCGACATTGAATCTGTAATTACGGAGATAAGTTTTAACGAAGATAACGATAACCAGACTGTGCTGTTTAAGGCAGTGGACTTCGTTGCTAAGTATCCGCAGTTAGAAGCTATTGTTGCAGAAGCAGCGGTGTCCGAGACTGCACAGAAAGCTGTAGTTATGTCTGTGTACCAAACGGATACGGAGGGGAAAGCAAACAATGAGGAGTTTGAGCAATCGCCTGTACCAAAAGCCGAGAAAGCCAAGGCAGAAGCAGTCGAAGAGGAAGCGGTGGCAGAACCTACGAAACGCGCTTCTAAATCAAAGGCCGAGGTTTCGGATACGCCTAAGAAATCTCTTGCGGATGTGGTCAGTGACTGGAGCGACGCCTAATGACCTACGGATACAGCCAGCGACTTGCGACCATAAATAAACGGGCTGACAAGAAGCTGCTTGGTGTTATCTTGGGTAACGCATGTATTGGGGCTGGATCTTCGGTACGTGAGATTGCTGACCAACTGGGGGTAAGCCGCACCACGGTTTACAACTGGTTTTCTGGATTATGTGATCCGCATCCAAAATACCACGCAGCGATTTTCAAACTGTTGAAACGCTTGAAGTAAAGAGTATGGCACCTAGTGCTTTTTGGGGGGAGAAATCCCCCCTTTTTTACCCTCATACAATAACTAAATGGCTAACTTCGACTTAATGGATGCTGTGCTGCCCGATGAGGGTTGGTATTGCATTGTAGGAATTAAGAACGACGTAGCGTGGCAGGAGCTTGTACAGACTAGAGAAGAGGCAGACGAGTTTATCAAGCAGTATCTGGAGGGTGGGCGCGATGTTTATTTTGGTTGTGCTAAGTTTGCAACCAACGCGAATCGTAAGCAGGAGAATGCTACGTATTTCCGTGCCCTCTGGATGGATATTGACTGCGGCGAAGATAAAGGAAAGCCTAACCCTAAAAAGAATAACCGGATTGAAGGCTACGTAGACCAAGCCACCGGATTACAAGCACTACGAGAGTTCTGTTCCACGATAGGACTGCCCAAACCTACAGTCGTTAACTCAGGACGTGGCTGGCATTTGTACTGGCTGCTTACTGAAACCATAGACAAAGCACGCTGGCAACCACTTACTAAGCGGCTATCTAAACTTTGCGTCACTCACGGCTTGATTGTGGACCCTTCCGTCTTCGAGTCGGCTCGGATATTACGCGTACCGGGGACATTAAATTTCAAGGATGAAACACCTAAGCCCGTCGAGGTGTTGTCAGTTGCTCCACCCGTAGAATACGAAAAGATTAAAGAAATACTTGGTGTAAGCGCCGAGGACGAGCAGTACATACCCAGACGCAGAGGGCCACCGTCGGCACTTACTTTGGCGTTGATGAAGAACCGCACGTCGTCGTTTAAAAAGATTATGACGATGGGCGATGAAGGCTGCGCTCAGTTAATACATTGTTATCAGAACCAAGAGTCCATAGATTACAACCTGTGGCGCTCAGCTATGTCTATCGCGGCATTCTGTGAGGACTCGTACTCGGCAGTTCACAAGTTGTCTAAAAACCACCCGCATTACGACCCAGCGGAAGTGGATGCGAAAGCGCAAAACTTGCGAGATACCGGAGCCCCCCACTACTGCACGACGTTTGCGCGTTGGAACCCCGGCGGCTGTGATAATTGCAAACATAAAGGCGCATTTGCTTCTCCTATCGCTTTAGGTCGGACGATAGCTTTGTCTGAAGCAACTGAGGAAGGATACTTGGTCGAACCTGAACAACCGGAAGACGAAGAAGAGGATGAAGGCAGCGTAGCGATTGCGCCCACTTACATTCCGACGTACCCATTCCCATATAAGCGTGGTGCAAGTGGCGGCGTATATCGGGAGCCGATGAAGGATGAGGAAGAAGCAAAGTTGATTTACGAGCACGACATATACGTAATGCAGCGCATGATCGACCCAGAAGTAGGCGAAGTAATGCGGATACGTCTGCACTTACCCAAGGACGGCGTTAAGGATTTTACGATAGCAGCAAGCGCACTGACCGGTAAGGACGAACCAAAAAAACTGTTAGGTGCCAAGGGCGTGTTGGCTCGGGGTACGCAGATGGATGAAGTAATTAACTTTTTGCTTAGGTGTGCAAAGGAAATACAAATAACCACAAAGGCAGATATTATGAGAACACAATTTGGTTGGGCTGATGGAGACAGTAAGTTTATTGTGGGTGATAGAGAGATTACGGCGGATAGCATTTACTACAGCCCCCCTTCCACAGCGACGAAGCATCTGGCACCGTACGTCATTGAGTCAGGCACGTTAGAAAAATGGAAAGAAGTCTTTAACCTCTACACTCGCCCCGGTTTGGAACCCAACGCGTTTGCTGCGCTGTCAGCATTTGGTGCGCCGTTGCTTAAGTTTACCGGGCAGAAGGGCGCGATCATTAACTTGGTCTTCCGTGGCTCAGGCTCAGGTAAGTCAACAACGCTGGCTGTATGCAACAGCGTATGGGGGCACCCAGACAACCTGATGTGTATCCCAAAAGACACGGTTAACGCCAAGATGCTGAAGCTGGGGGTGATGAATAACCTGCCGTTCACGATGGACGAGATAACGAACATGGTGGCCGAAGAGTTCTCTGATATGTCCTACGGTATGTCTCAAGGGCGCTGGAAGGACCGGTCTATGGCAGCGACCAACGAACTCCGACTTAACACGACATTCTGGCAGACCATTTCTTTGTGCTCAGCCAACGCACACTTTGCGCAAAAGCTGGCATCTTTGAAGGCTACGCCGGACGGGGAGATGATGCGCTTGATGGAGTACCAGATTGGTTACTCAAATGCTATCGACGTGGCAGAAGGTAAGCAGTACTTTGACCATCAGTTGCGAGAGAACTACGGCGTGGCGGGTGGTATATATGCACAATGGCTTGTAGGCAACAAAGAAGAAGCAGTCCAGACTATGCGGGCTATACAAGCCAAGATCGACAAAGAGCTGAAGCTGACTCAGCGGGAGCGGTTCTGGTCTGCGGTTGTTGCTTGTAACATTACCGGTGGTTTGATTGCCCGCAATCTGGGCTTGATTGACTACGACATGAAGGTTATTTACAAATGGGCAACAGACCTGATTAAGGAACTACGCAAAGAAGGCAGTGCCCCTATGGATGACGCCTCGACTGTGTTGGGTGACTTTCTCAACCGCCACGTGGACCAGTGCTTAGTTGTCAACGGCGAAGCCGACTCCCGCACTAACCTGAGCCCTGCACCGTTACGGGAACCCCGAGGTGCGTTGGTTGCACGATATGAGCCAGACACCAAAAAACTATACATCCAGTCCAGTGCGTTTAAGGATGACTGCGTTAAGAAACAGATTGGGTATAGCGATGTGCTACGGGAAATGAAGCTCAAGGGTGTGTTTACGGGGCGGGTCACACGCCGACTCGGCACTGGGATGAAGATGGTAACGGCACCCGTGTATGTGTTGGAGTTTGACTGCACCAACCCCGAGTACTTGAACGTTGAGGCTTTTGTTCCAGTGGAGAAACCTGATGCAGGTGGAGAAGGTCAGCTACCAAATTAACTGGCAAGCGTTTAAGCCGGGGGCATCGTTCTTTATCCCGTGTTTAAACCCCGCTACGGCAGTGCAGGATATTACGCGTGTTATGAAAAGGCTTAGGTTTAAAATCGTAACACGCGTTGTCATACAGGAGGGCGTGCAGGGGGTGCGTGTGTGGAGGGTCTAGGTTATACTGCGCCGGACGGCACCCTCCGAAGTTAGCTCCTTCTGCCGTCGCTCTCCTTTGCCCCCGCTTAGTCGGGGGCTTTTTTCATGGGCGCACTAGCTGGCATCATCTTCATGATTAACGGACGTAGCTTATCTTTCACACGTAACCCGTCTATAGACTTGCCTCGCGCTTCAGCTTCTCGGTCGATAGTTGAAGTAATAGCATCTCCATCTATAACGTCGTATGGGTTTGCTTTATTGAACTTTAGAACTGCTTGCATAGCGGCGTCTCGTTTGCTAAACGTAAACCCATCCAGCAAATCTTTATACAAATCTAAAGCTGCTCTACGTTGTTCTTCTCGTTTTTGAATTTCAGCATATAACTGCGCTGTCTTTTCCTGCTTTGACGCTACACGGGTAATGCCAAATCCTGCCATAGTAGCTATACGGTTTGCTTCTGTTAAAGCCTCTGGAGCAGCTATTACATCCCCTTTAAGAGTCTTTACTCCCTCACCCTTATCAACAAACGGAACCCCTTGTTGCCGGAACGCTACTGCAAACCCACGTAAACCTGCGGGAAGCAGCAACTCCATACCCCGTTGCGTATCGCCATTATTTATACGGCGCATTGCTTCGGCAACGTTTATCCCCATTCCAACGCTGGGGCCTAGCATATTAATAATAAACTCTCGCAGTGTTTCAGGTTCAGACTTACCAGCCTTCATCTCGCGGAACCATAACTGGTCTAGCTTTGTACGGCCATGGAAGTCTACATCGGTTGCCCATGACACAGGACCGCGTTCTAAAATCGTACCTAAGTCGAGACCGAATGTATCAGTTAAAAACTTTTTAAACCGCAGCTTAGGGTTTCTACGTTCTGGGTCTTCCTCATCTTCAGAAAAAAGCGACATTGCGTATGAGATAACGGATACTAACGGCAGACCCATAGCACCTGCAAACATGGCGGTCATACCTAGCGTACCAATAAACTTAGTAGCAGCAGTGCGCCGTACTCCGGGGGGCTGCTCTCCAAACATAGCCCTAAAGTTTTTAACTAAGTAGAACGTAGTCTGTTGGGCAAACGCTTTGAACTGCAAAATCACCCGTGCTGTATTGCCTCGGAAGTAACGAGGTTTATTAAACTCTGAGTAATCGAACATTGCCTCGTCAGTCAACCGGGAGGCTTCGTTCAACGCTTCTTCCTGTGCAGTCTTTACGTCGCGTCCATCTTTGGTAGCACGGTCGTACGCTAAATCGTACGCGGTCATAAACATGACTTCGCGGTTAAGTTTTTCGCTATGGTGGAATAGGTACCCCATGGCGTTCATAATTTTTGTGGTTGTGGAACCACCGTCATACTGTTCAGATGGAGTGCGCGAAAGCTGGAGCGTATCGTAAGTTAGCGTCGTATCAATTTTTCCACGGCGCAGGGCTTCCATATACGCATCCCGGCGATGTCCAGTCAGCTTTGAAAGCAATGTAGGGAACGTAAACTTACCGTCTTTATCGGTTGTGCCCACTGCTTTAAATATGTTCATGTTCTTGGCGAGTGCCAAGTTTGCTTTCCCTCCAAACTCACCGTTAAGAACCGGCATACCAAAAACGTACAGACCCGTTAAGTTAGTCAGCGCGGATGCAGGTGCACTCATGTAGTAGAAGAAACTGGCGCTACCAAGCACATTAGCAAACTTAGTAGCCATAGCATCAGTGCGGTCTGGTGACAGCACGTTCTCTACGCGGTCTTTCATTTCAGTAATTAACGGCGCATACAATTCTTCCCGCTGAGGCATTCCTTTTGTAGCATCCCAAGCTCTAACTACTGAGTTTCGTAGTTTTTGACCGTACTCAATCTTGGCTAACTGCACCGAGGTGTGAAAGCTGGACTTAGCAAAGTTACGCAGCGCATCTGAGCGGAAACCCGCCGTGCCTTTACGATGGATAAAGTGCTTGCGGAAGTTCTGTTCAGGCAGTGTAGAGAAATACAACTGATGTATCTCATCTTTTAACGCCGCCTTATCCACCATATTGGCGTTATCTACCAACTCAAGAATATCTTTTAATGTCTTGGACGAGCGCATGCCCTCATCAACAGCAACTTTAAAGTCGTCGCCAGTAGCAAAGATATTACTTTCGTCAGCCTTTAGCGCTTCTACAGTAGTGCCTAGCTCTTTAGCACGTTGACGTACAAAGAAGTTACGCTCACGTGGGTCCTCAAACATGTAGTACTCCATGTTCGGGCTTTTTGGATTGCCTATGCGCACCCAGTATTTACCTTCGCGGACTAACGGAAAGTAAGGCTGTGGTAATTTCTCAAAGTCTTTTTCCAGCGTTGCAATGATCTGCGCTTTAGTCGCTTCGTCTGCTTCTGTCTGCGATACACGGTCAAGCAGAAGCTGTTTGTACTTATCAAACCGGGCTTTGTAAAAGTCACGAATATCGTTGTACAGTTTCTTGCCGTCTGGACCTAACGCTTCATACATCTGCGTAAGCGTAGCTGACCGGGTATCCACCGACGGATCAATCTGGTTAATAGTAGAGAGATGGATAAGCCGATTTAAAGTGCGGGACTTACCTGTATTAGCGCGCTGCCATTCATGCCAGACTTTAGCCATGTCAGCAGTTTCATCCAACATCTTGGACTTAGCACCATTCATGTCCTCGGCGATACGCAGTGTTGTATCTAGAACAGGTTTACCATCGCCTCCAATCATTGCCTTGGCCGCTTTGAGCTCAGTTAGCTGTCGCGTGGTCAAAGACTTTAGAAGCGGGTTACGAAACTGCGAGGTTGTACCGTTATAAACGTCAGACATCACATCTACGGCATCATCCCAGCTACGTATTTTTATAAGCTGCCCAATAATAGTAAGCTGCTCTTCTGGTCCTGCTTTTGGGTCCTTTAACTTAGCATCGAAGTCTTTAGCTTCTTTACCTTTGTTTTTTATTGCAGCCAACGTGTCAGGCGTAGTGGCTAGAAGACTTGCGTCACGAGGCAGGCGCTCGCTTAAGAGTGCGTCAGTAGTTACAACTAAGTCTTGGAAGGCAGACTGGGAGTTAGCGTCAAACCCAAACAGCTTGCGGATAGCTTCGACAAAACGTGAGTACATCGACATCTTCATTCCCGGCACCTGAGTAGCCAAGAACTGCTGCATCATGTTGTCGGTCAAGCCGTACGACACAAACTCACGCACATCGGTAAATGCGTTCACCTTATACAACGCGTCAAGGTAAGGAGTGGAACGCCCTTCTGCTTTAGCAACCCGATAGACAAGCTCAGCCCGTTGCATCGTTTTTGTCATTATCTGCGCAAATGCTTGCAGTGCAGGCGCGGTATCTAACTCACCTTGCGCATCTAAAGCCAATGCGTAATCCAAGCGCAGGGTAGTCGCAGCGTGCAAAGCCTCGTGCAGTACGGTTGTGTTGTTTATGCCATTGACATCGCCAAAGCTTGCGTCCCGCACATAAATAGTCTTACGCGCTTCGGAGTACACACCTTGGGTAGTCTCTTTGAATGCTTTGTTTATCTCCGCAGGTAGCTTAGTGTCTGAGCGGATTACGACAAACTGTACGCCCTTGACTGCATTCAACAGACGTTGAGCCAGCAGCTTCTCAAACGGCTTGCCGGTGTTCATTATCCGGCGCAGTGCCTGCTGTGCAGTTGTGGCTGAGTTAAACTTAGGATCTGCGTCGTCCGACAAGTAGATGCTTGTGGACTTCAACGGTGCGCCACGTTGTTCTGCCTTGTAGTCGGCGTAAAGTTTTTTGTACTGTGCTTGTTCTTGTGGAGTGAACGTAGCCACGGCTTCCCGTGCAACCCGACCGGCCTTAGTGTCGCGGCGTGTGGGGTCTACGCTGGCGATGTACAAGTACATCTTGTTGTTCCACAAGTCTTCCTTGCGTGCAGACTCAGCTTCTTCATAGGCCGTCTGCGCATCCTCGGCGCTAACTCCACGCTTAGCGAACTGCTCGGGAGCGAAACCTAATGATAGTTTTTGGATAGCTTTAGCCCGACCTTCGATGTCACGGGCGTCTTGGATCAAGTCCCCAGCTTGTGCCTTACGTTCTTCCGTTGTTTTAGCAACCTCAGACTTCTTGCGCCCAGCCCCCGGTGCACGTTTACGTACAGGGGCTTCGGCTTGTTCGGCTATGGCTGCGACGGTGGCGGCAGTTTCTTGCGGTCTTTCTTCTTTTGCTTGGACGGTTTCAATGGCTTCAGCGACACTGGGTTCCTCCGTGGGGGTAATGACTTCTTCAGCAGCACGTGCAAAGGCTTCTTCTTCCTGCGCAACTTCTTCGGCTACAAGCTCAACAGTTTCAGGAACAGGCGCTGCTTCCAGCGCTTCGGCTGGGGCAATTTGTACAGCAGGCTGTATAGCTTCCGGAGCAACTCCACCTGTCTCCACGGGGGCTGCTTCTCCCACCACAGGGGCAGGGGCAATAGGAGCCACAACAGTAGGTTCAACGACAGGAGCACGTTGTGCAACGACAAAGCCTCCATCAGGGGCCTCTATAATTTGTAGTTGATCTTTGTTTGGCTGCGAGTCTACTACCGCCTGTGCTTGCTCAAGGGTGGGTAGCGGTTGGGTTAGTGGTGTAGGTTGTACTGCTGCTCCAGTAATAGGTGCTCCAGTAAGTTGCTCAGCAGTAGCCAGTCCAGATGCGAGAGGTGTTTCAACTCCTGCGGTAGCGGCTTCAACTCCTCCGACAGGCATAGCAGCGCTAGGCTCAACTGTTCCGTCGATAGCTGGTGAAGGTTCGGTGACATCAATAACTCCTTCTTCAATAGTCGGTTCTGCCCCGGCTACAACCTGACCTGTTTCTTTTTCAATCTCCGCTTGTAACGCATCTATTTCTCTTTGTTCTTGCGTATCCGCACGGCGCTCCATAGCAACTTGAGCCACCCCAGTAGTTGCACCAAGACCAGCACCAGCAGCAGCTTCCAACGTACCCTGCGCCACAACACCACGCATCGTAGGCACATCAAAACCTTCTTCCTGAAGGGCGAGGTTCTTCGCCAGTTGTTCCTGTGCACCTTGGAGAAATTCAGGGGCCGCTTCTTTTGCAGCTGCTTTTGTTGCTGCGCCAAAGTAACCTTTGGCTGCTTGTTCGGCTACGTCTTCTGCTATTTCTGTTGCGCCTTTGCGCGTAATCTTACTGGCAATCATCCGGGCAATAGCAGGTTGTGCACCTGTAATAGCTTCGAGCGTACCAAGGCCAGCACCCGTGGTAATCATGCCCATGTTCTCGCCAAAGTACTCCTGCGCCTTTATAGCCCGCGCTTCGGCTTCAGCGGGTTTCAAACCTGCTTTAACAAGCTCTTCTGTAACAGTTTCGTAAATAGCGCCTTTGATGGTACCAGCACCCATAACTGAACCAACTGCCGCTGTAGTGCCAAGAATAGCTGCCGCAGGTGCACCTGCCACAGTAGCCGTAAGACCTGCAACAATAGCTGGGCCCGATGTACCTAACGCGTTAACAACGGTATCTACTGGTGCAACAGCTAGTGCCTTAACACCCGCTACAACTTGATCCAAGATGCCTTTGTCTTCGGCCTCTTTCATAATCCTAGCCTGCTCACGCGAGTCTTGTTTGGACTGCGCAGACATTAGTCCAGCTAGGTAGTCTTCTACGGAGCGTAGGTTTTTAGACGTGGTGCTATCTGCCCCAAACGCATCAGAGATAAGCCGAACGCCTGTGACCAAACCTTTTTGCAACTGCAACGGCACGTCCGCAACCTGCCTAAATACAGACTGCTCTTCAGGTGTAGGCTCGGCGGTCTTAGTACGAGCGTCAATAAACGGGGTAGCAGTAGAGGGGTCAAAACCCGTTACACGCGGGGTTTCTGTTTCCAATGTTGCCGTTGACGGGTCAAATGCAAACCCCCGTGTTACTTCTACTGGACGCGCTGTCGTTGGGTCAAAAGCCATAGCTGTTATACCGCTTGGTAAGATTTAGGGTCTTTGGGGTCCCCGCCTATGTATTTAGCTCTATTGCCTTTTGCGTCCGTAAATATTTGTCCCACTTGTGGTGTAGTTGCGCCCGCCGCAGGGGGAGGAGGTTGCGTAGCTCTACCGGGGGTAGCACTAAGGGCTGCGTCATAACGTTTTTGTAAGTCTGTACGGCGAGCACGAAGGTTTTCTACTGTTTGCCCTTCTGGCAACGGTATACCCAACGACAAGTTAGATAGCTGCTTATCTATTGCCAGCATCTCGTCTTGGATAACGTTTGCCTGCCCTGTCCCTGCCGTCAACGCTGCATATGGATTAAGACTACGTCGCATCTCCGCTGCTTTGTTTGCTGCTTGGGCACGGATATTTGCCAAGTCTTTACCAACAGGGTCTTTACCGTTATTTATAGCGCGGTACTCTTCAACACCTTTTTGCATTTCTGCGTTAAGCAGTTCACGGTCCAAATTAAACTGACCCGCACGAGTAGCTGCAATCTGCTCCCGTTGTACTGCAATTTGTTTTTCAGCAAGGTCTTTAGCCTGCGCCATTTCTGCTTGTCTACCGCTAAGACCTGTAACTGCTTGTTTTTGCGCAGCCTGAAGCGTATACAAGTCTTTTTGGTTTTGCTCAATCCGATCTGCAAATTTAGCCGCTTCACTAATCTTACCGCGTTGTTCTGCACGTTCGTACCGCGCAGTATTAAGCCGCAGTTCGTTAGCTTTGTTATCTGCCTCGCGCTTAAGTTTTTCAAACTCTTTAATGTTACGGCCCGCTATTGCACCTGCTTTACCAAACGCAGTAGCAAACGGTGTTGGTTCTCCAAACGCCGCCATCATTTCAAACGCTGTAGCCATTTTGGCTCGGGACTCAGCTTCTGGACTTAACTCTGACGCCTTAGCAATCTTCTCCGCCATCTCGATGGTCTTATCAGGCCCCATCAGTTCTTCCATAAACGTAACGCCTTCTTTTACGTTGGCCCGGCGGTCTTCTTTAGACGTAAACGCTGCTTTTGGATCCATAGCTCGTACCGCTGCTATGTCGGCGCTATACGTATCCGCAGGTGTGGGCGCAGCTTTAGTTTCTTTAACTTCCTTACCCTTAGCAAAAGCCACAATGCCGCCACCACGCATAGCTAGTTCTTCAGGAGCTTCGCCAACCGCTGTATCCGCAAACATAGCCGCAGGGAGTGGAGCAGCAGCAATACCCGAGTCAGCAGCCTCATCAGCCGCGACCATCTCATCTTTGATCGTAGTCTGGGGGATAGCTTCCGCCAATATATTAGCGTTGCGCATCCGTGCGTTTAACGACTTCTGTTCCTGTACTAACGCAAGTGTTGTGGCGTCTGCTGCACCTGCGGCCACCTGATCTAACTGGTCCTCGGACATATCACCCAACACAGAGCGCAACTTGTCGATTGGCATAGTGTTAGGCACGTTACCTTGGGGCACGTTTTCTTGCGGCGCAGCGTCAGCTATACCACCTTCAGCGTAGCCCTTAATAACACCGCCCTCTTTCTTCATCATCTGCGAGACGCCGTACGCACCCAGACCCAACTGAGCAAGCTGCGATGTCATCGGAGGCGGAGCCTGATACTGCACTTGAGTCTGCTGACCCAGCGGAACACCGCGCAAGATATCCGACATAAACGACAACTGCTGTTGTGGATAACCGCGCTGGGTAAGAAAGTCTTGGTAAGCTTGGCTGAGTTTTTGCTGCTCCAGACCCTGCTGTTGCGCACCCGCCGCTGCCTGCGCTTGGATTGCGCCTTGTTGCTGATTAAACTGAGTCTGACCCAATTGCCCCAGCGTACCGGCCATTTGCCCAGCTAAACCATAACCGCGTAGCCCTAAGTCAGCACCGAATTGTTGCGCCTGTCGAGCCTGCTCGTAGGCCGTTTGCATACCACGACCGTAAATATCACCCTGCTGTTGCGCAAGATTGCGTTGGCGTTCAGCTTCAACAATGGCTGAACGAGATCCGCCAAACGCACCTTGTTGTACGGCTTGAGTTTGGTTTTGTTGGCCCATCATGGCTGAAGAACGCGCTGCCTCTCTAAGCTGCGGAGCCATAGCGTTTTCTATATAAGGCGACATGTAAGCCTGCATTGCGCCGGGAGACGTAGCTTGTTGTGCATACTGCCGACCTGCACCCAAACTGCCAAGCCCCGCAATACCTGCAAGTTGCGTGCCGGTTCCTAATTGTTTCGCAGGGCCTAAGTTAGCCGCACCTTGAAATGCTTGTTCCTGCATGGGCGAAAACCCAGCAATACGTTGCCCACCGTAAGCTTGATAAGGGGCTTCCGAGAAGGCTTCAGCCTTACCCAACATTCGTTCAACGTAAGGGCGGGCGTATTCCGGAATCGTTGTCGTAGTCTGCGTTGAGCTTGTGGGTTGTTGTTGGCTGCCCCCACCACCACCGGGATAAAGTCGGTTGTTGCCGTTTACGTAGCCGTTAAACTTATTGCGGATAATCATAATTTTTCCCTCATTACCTGATGAGTGTTGGTCATACCCATTTTTTCATACATTTGAACTAAGGTACCTTTAGCCCAACACTGTGCAGTAGTAGCGCCCATTAGACGCATCCAATTCTTAGCTTCGTCAAACACATGCGGACGCACTATGCCTTTACCACCCATTAAATTTACATGTGCTACACGCTCGCGTGGGTAGTCAATAATATCTACCGTAACTGCGCCAGTAATGCCTTCGTCCGGTTCATCCCAAATTAATAAATAAGTGCGCCCTGTACGTATTGCGTATTCAACTTGTTCCGAGGTTACTAACTCGGGGTCTAAATCAATTGCTCTTTGCAACATTGGCGCAACAACAGGCCACACTTGGGGTAACTGCGCCGAAGTAATCTGGTATAGGGGCATCTTTACGCTGGTAAATGGTTATCGGCTTTACTGTTTACTGCGACTTTTTTCTTGCCTATGCTTTTTTTGCGCGAAGCTTGCACTCGTTCCATCATCGCGTAGAGCTTACGGGCACCGGCTTCAGTGGAACCGTTTCCAAGTTCGGACACAATACGTGCGGGAACCACAAATTCACCATCAGCAAGACGAGCAGGTTGCCGCTTACCAATAACAGCAGGGATAGAATCCGAAACTCCATCGCCGGGTCCTTTCAATAAACGACCGCCATCAGAGTAATCCCCCAAATGGGATATGCCCCCACCAACATTGCCGCCCGCAGCGTAACCACCATAACCGGCCAACTGCTGATTCATGTAGTCGTAAAACCCACCTAGACCCAATTGCTGTTCAGGGCTTTGATACGCAGGAACATTAATTCGCGTAGCTTGCTGGGGTTGCATTGGCCCCATAGCAGGAGTAGTGATACCGCCAGATATTTTTGCGCCTGTATTAGTAACAGGCCCTGCGGTGTACTCGCCTGTAGGAGCTGTCATTATGTTACGTACTATCGTCCTCGTGACAGGGGCGGTTGCCTGAGTAAACTGCATGGTTTGTGGATCGTACGAGTACTTATACTCCCCTTCTGTTTTTGTTCCACCTCCTTGGGCAAACCTTGGCTCCCCGCTATACGCATTTACACCAGCGTCTACAGACGGAGCAATAATGTTTGTGGCTTCAGGCCGTTGTATTGCTGGATTGGAATACATAGGAGTTTGCAGGTTTGCCATGGGGTAACCTGTGTTTTGACCGACTGCATTCATCGCGGCCATTTGTTCGACTTGCCCCCCTATTGCGTATGCCGCAGCTATTCCGCCTTCTGCTGCTTTATAGGGCTCGCCAGCTATAAATTGATCGTTAAAATACAAGCGTTCACTAGAATCCATGCCGGGGCTAGTTGCATACGCTTCAGGGCGTTGGGTGCGCTCATACGTATACGGGCGGATCATTGCTTTGTCTTCAGGTTTTGGAACTTTCTTTTGCTCCATCATTTTTGCAAGCCCCATAGCACCAAGCCCGGCCATAGCACTTGTAGCGTAGGGGTGCTCTGAAGCGTAGTCTTTTACGTCTTGGAACGAACTAATATTGCCAAGATTCTGCACAAAGTTTTGATTGGGACGGATTGAGCGACCCACGATGTCGGCGGGGTTAGCAGCTTGTGTAGTGTTTAATGGGGATACTGTGGGGTTGGACAAACTTGGTTGTTGCAGCACTCTTGGGTCAAGTCCTTGTCTAAACCCTGCGGATAAGTCGTAGGGACTAGTGGTTGCTACTTGAGAACCAAGTGTTTCTGCTGGCATTACATTTCCACCAGCAGTTGCTGAATTTAAAAAATTAATGTTACTCGCGTTTGCAATAGGCATTCCGGCAGCTTGGGATTGAGTTAAAAACTTAGCCCCCATTTGCGACATTGGGCTTGCTAACCCCCCTGCCATGTTTTGTGCTGCCGCTTGTTGAAACGCCAAGTTAGATGCCTGCTGTGCCGCTGCTTGTTGGACGCCGCCACCTATTGCCTGTGATTTGAGCGCATCTAATCCTGCTGACTGAAGCATCGAGGGACCCATGGCCTGTGCCGTAGCGGCGGGAGCCAAAGAGGCGATAGTAGGAGTCATTGCTGCGCCCCCTAACGTACCTGTAAGGCCCGGCGCAGCCCCCGCCATAAAGTTGGAAAAAATACCGGCACCACCGGCTAAAGTAGAGCCAGCGACAAGACCAGTTCCTAAAGCACCCAATCCCCCCGCTACAACAGGAGCAGATAAAGCGGTACTAGCTATTCCAGCGGCTACGGCAGTAGGCATGTTAAATCTCCTTCTTCATTAGTATGAGGCCCATGTTTTGCCCATACTCGTGTAATCCAAACATTGCAATAAGTTTACGCGCTTTTACGTCATTCTCGAAGGGGGTTGCATAAACTTCATTGTACCCCTCCGCCTTTAACTCCGGTGCTATAGTGTTAACAAAAATACTATAGTACCTTTTGAACTTTGACGGCGACCACGCCCCCGGCGCTATATTCAAGTGCAAAGCCACCTTACCTATGTCTCGTAAGTAGTCGCACAGGAAGATCACTTCTTCGTCTTTGTAAAGCGTCTGTCTCATGGCAACGCCGATACAAAGCTCAGTGTTACTACGGACGAGGCAGTGCTGGGGAATAAAGTGCTTGTCAAAGTTGTACTAGCTACGGTCTGCGATGTATCAACAGTATAAGTTCCTACTCCGCCTGTGCCCGTGCCTAAAGCGGTTATAAAAGTAGGCACCGCCACTCCCGTACCCACTACGCTAGAGTAAAGCTTAATTGTGCCGGAAGTCATAGCGGATACTGTCATCGTTGTACCCGATATAGAGCCAGTAAACACTGCGGAGTCTGCTGGATATGCTTGCAACGTCACTAAAGCACTATCTGTGTCCCACCAGATTTCTACAAACTCCCCCGCCTGAAGCTCTACGAAATAATTCCAACCAGCAATAATTTTGCCCTCATCTCCGGCGGTTGCGCTTTTCCTAGCGGGTACAGAAATGACTCCACGAGACCCCGGGATGTCTGACCCCGGCCCCGCCCCGTTCTTACGTAGCCAGATGGATATATTGTGAATATCATTATCTGCGTTTTGGAATTGCCCAGACCACTGTAAGTTGTATATTCCGGCGTAAGTAACGGTTAGTCTGGAGTTGCTTACCAACGACACATCCGCCGCGTAGTCTGTTGTATTAAACAACATCGCAGTGGGTACATTTGCAGCCAACGTTTGAGACGTTGTATCTTGAAACGCTCCGTAAGGTGCCCTAAGAAAACGTGTACCGCTCTTATCTAGTAGTTGCTGTACAAAGTTATCTATTGTGTTGAAATACTGCCGCAAAATGTTATGCGTCGTATCTGTATACCCACGATCAAACTCAACCGGCGCAAACGGTAGCGCTGGCGCTTTAGTAGGGTCGAGTCTTTCTTTGCCAGCCATTAGTTTCTACCGTCAGGACGCACATCAATACGTGGCACACCTAACTGCCATTGGGTGCCAATACTATTTGATTCAATTTTAAACGCCATCTGGCGTCCACGCACCCGACTATAAATAATTTCGGTAAACTGCTGCACGTTGTAAGTAGTTTCTCCGGCGTAGCTTTGCGCGGAGGTTACTTGACGGGGCAAAGTCGCACCATAGTTAGAACCGGGATTTTGTTTTGGGCGTACCGTAAACTGCACGTAAGGTTTATCAGAAGTTTGTCCTGTGGTGTCTGAACCATCAAAAGTAATATCTGGAATCATTCGCCATACAAACCCGTAGTTGTGGCCGTCACTAATATCAAAGTCAGATGATTGAATATAAGCGTTGATTGGGGTAGGCGGATTGGTTGAACCGTTATCTACCGCTGCTTCGTGGTACACAACTATGTTACCAGCCGTTGCCGCCATTGGGTATGGGCGTAATGGAGAGTCCAACCAAGCCGTGCGATCAAGGGTTCCGTAATACCAGACGCGATCCAGATAGTTAAAGATGACGTAACGATCAATTACATCTGACTTCTTAGAACAATAGTTCCACCAGACTTCGGAATAACCTTCGTTAGTACCGGCGTTAAACTGCGCTTCTTGATCTCGATTGATGTCGTTAAAGATGAACTGACGCACCGAACACGGCAGCGTTTCGACCCGGCCTGAGTACATATAAAACTTGTCTACACCCATCCAATACACAGCACCAGAAGCAGTCGCCATAGCGTTGGGGGCAATTAGTGAGACATTGTCCGCAAGCAATGTGAAACCGTACACAAGTGGCGGTCCCAAATATTGCATAGCGTAAATAGACGCATCAGTCCAAACTACAATTTCTTGGCGGGTTTGTAATGCGCCTACAATCTCAGACCCGTGAGACAACCGATAGCTACCTGCTTGGTTTGTGGCGGCTGGCGTCCAACCTGTATAACTTTCTTGTTCAGACCAACGGATAAGTAAGGGGTCTATGGGCGTAGTGTCGTAAGCACCGTAGTCGTTGCAACCAAACGCAATCGTAATACGCGAAGTATCCGACACCATAATCTGGTTAATTTTAGACGGTACGTCTGTGCCTGTAACGACTGTACCGCGAGTGTTGTACGCAGGGGTTGCGCCTGAACCGGGGTCCCAAACATATAGCGCACTTCCGCGAGGGGAGAATAACAGACGTTCGCCAAAGTTAGCTTGGCTCCATAAACGTAATTGCAAATTAAAGCCAGTGGTAAAACCAGAACCCCAGTTTCGTACATTGTTCGCAGTAGTAGGTAGCGGCGTCGGAACATACATCGTGACTGCGCCCCCACTTGCTGCCGTGGAAGACGTTGTGTACGTAATAACCGGACCGGGAGCAATACCAATTACCGTCGAGATAGTAAAAGTATTTGCGCCAGTAACTGTGACTTGAAAAGCTTTTTGCAAAGCTAATCGGTTTATACCGCAAGCATTTGAAGAAATACTTGCAAAAAACACCGAGTTACCCGTGGTTAAATCATGTGGGTTAGGAGTTGTTACTGTTAATACCGAAACTCCGGTACCGGAAGCGGTAAAAGGGTTGGTTAATGTTAGTGTTGAATAAAGCGGCCACGGCCCAGCCCCCCATCCCGTGCCTATGGTATACGTGGCAAAACCAGTATTGATTTGGTAAGCAATCGTAATAGCCGCGTTTGAAGCCGTGCCCGTAGTAGCTGTGGCTAAAGTAACGGTGTATGATGTACCAGAAATAACTGTTGCAATTTGATACTCGCCATTAACGTCCACACCGCCAATTGTGTTTGCGCCAGCAATCGTAACAAAATCATTTACTTGCAAAGTATCTGCGGCGCTATCCGAAACAGTTAAAACCGTTCCGCTGGCTGTTAGCACAATTGTGGATAAATTAACTACTGGTGGGCCAGCAGAAGCCGTATTGCCGTTAGTTTCACGGATAGGCGTGATGTCATAATATTCACCGCCATCTTCTACATAGAATTTTAAGTTGGTGCCTACACCCATCAAATTGTATTGCTTCAGCGTTACCCAGTTCCACAGTGACCTGCATACGCCCAAAAATGTGTTGTAAGACAGTGCAGCCCAACCACCAATCTTCTCAGGGTAACCCGAACGAAAACGAATTTTATCGCAGTCATACCAACCACCCTCATTGGCTAATGTAGTGCCTTCTCGGTTCACACCCGGACGGAATTGAAGTTTCTGCAATGGCATGGTTGTTCCTTATCAGGCCAGCATGGTTTCAGCGTGGGTCTTGGCTTCCGCAACGCGGCGCAGCCACCCTTTACCGAAGGTCGCAAACGTAGGCAGACTGCGGTAAAACGTTTCTTTTTCTGCACTGAATTTTGCCACTAATTCGCTTTGATTGGCAGCTTTTAATGCCGCCATGGTCTTGGGTCCGATAGCTCCGTCTGGGGTAGCACCGATGGCTTTTTGCATGGTCTTGATCGCCCGCCCCGGCCCAGCGTTGACCGCAAAGTCAAACATCAGGTAGTCCAGACCGTCCGGCATCTCGTCAGCTTTAACCGCATCCCAGTATTTACGCTTGTACATGGGAGCCACTACCTCGGGTGTCAGAGCGCGCATTGCCTTTTCGTCAACAACGTGCCCCACCCACTCTTCCCAGACCTTTTTGGTTACGCCCAGATTGGTCATGCCGCCGGGGTCGAGCTTGTGGTGAACGAAACCCCCCTCATGCTTCAAGATGGCTTGCAATGCGGCGGCAAAGTTCTCTTTCATTTTTTATCGGGAGCAATCACACCAATCAGACCAACAATAGCCAGCCCGGTTGTAATAATAGCGTCCGCCATTTGCGGCGCAATAGGAATACCGATTGCTGTTAAAAACATAAAAGCACCGCGCCATGTTGATGGCTCTTTAGCCCGTGCCAGAAAATATGATTTCATATTGCCTCCTGAAATAAGTTTATTAACGAAATTCCGGTCCGCCCACCCAAAGCACCGCCGATCTACGCACCCCTTTAGTTACAGGAGCCACCCGGTGCAAAACATAGGACGGAAAAAACCATGCCCTTCCACGTTTACATTCCAGCGTATCCGTTACGTCTTTAGCTACTTTTACTTGAAATTCCCCACCTTCAAATTCCGTAGGATCAGATAGCAGTAGTGCCATTGATAGCTTACGGGGCGCACAAGAATCTACAGGTGTAGCATCAATGTGCCAGTCATAATGTCCTTTTTCCCCGCCTTGATATACACCAAGCTGCATCGGCTCATAAAAACCAGTCAATTCAAAATGGAAGAACCTTCTATTAACTTCGGCAACTGCTATAGCAAGCTTTTCCCAAATGTGTCGTAGCTCAGGTTTCACGCCGACCCAGTTAATTTGAGATGACCGGATGCTTTTATCCATCATATTTTCTCCATCCTGATCGCCTATACAGCCATTTTCCACGCTCATCCATTCAGGTTGTGCAAGTAAAAGATTAATTTCAGCGTCGGTAAGAAATCCTTCCCAGTACGCGATAAAGTCTTTACCAGCAGAATTTCGAGGAGGTATTGGAAAAATCATTTGCACTCCATTAAAAAACTTCTATTTTTTGCGTAAGAATAAACATCACGTATTGTGCTATCACCAGCTTCTTGATTGTGAGGCCCGTTTTTTCGAACAAAGTGAAGAAATACTTGCCCGGAGTAATAATCTTTTGGGCCGTCGCATTTGTCCCTCCAGTGTTCTACATCACAACCGGGATATACAACACCGTCACCTTCAGCTAAATCAAATCGCTGGTCGCCCATGTAAATAGGCCAAGCATAGTTATGGGATCTACCCAACTGAACCGTAACGCTTATTTCACAAGCGGGGCGATCTTTGTGCTTTTTTAGCACATCATCATTACTGTATAACCTAGCATATGCGTAAGTAGGGATTAATTCTTCCCCGACAGCTTTTTCCACTGTAGGCCACAATCTTTCATGTAGCGTTTCAAACAACACTTCGTGATCCATAATTGCTTTAGCGTTAGGAATTTGTTCATCCCCACGCGGTGCTATATCAGCTTGCCGCATCAACACATGTGTAAAAAATTGGCAAAACTCAAGAGGTATAAGTTTACTGATATATATCGGCATTGTTATACAACTCCTGCGGATATAAGAATTTCTGGGTCAAAAGAAAATTCTTTACCTATAAGATCTTTATATTGTTCTACTTTAACTGGGTCCGCGATAAATTTTTCTTCTCTAGCTTGGTCTTCTGTTAAGCTTAAACCTGCTAATGCAATACGTTTTTTTATTACTTCCATGTCTTCAATATCAGGCCACATTTTCATTGGTTGATACGCATACGCAGGATACATACTTGGGTCTTGGTACTTAGTTTTATCGGAAGCAAACGAAACAAGTAATGACGATGAAGCTTCATCATACCCGTGGATTTTCATGTAAATAGCGCTCATAACTTTTCCTTTGTATTAAGCAACTCCGCCCTGCCGTGTTCCTGTGGCGGGCCAAGTAACAAATGGGTTTCCAACAATGTAGTTACCTGCTGCCCCGCCACCCCCTCCAGTAGCTTGTGCGATAGGAGTACCGGACGGCGACGTACTGCTACCGCCAGTAGCGCCTACTGCGCCGCGCCCCCCACCAGTCCCACCGGTCCCGCCTATGACATAGCCTGCTGGGGGAGATCCTCCTGCGCCCCCAGCCC